CTGCGCGTCCTGCTGAACCTTCAGCTCCCGCTCTTGGTTGTACACGCCCCACTGCGCCAGCTTCACCACTTGGTCCAGTCGGTCCTGCCGGACCTTCCCGTTGGCCTTGTACTCGACCACCAAGTCGGGGATCTCGACTTCCCCTTCGGCGTCCTTCAGCGTGAACTCGGTCGCCAAGCCTTCGGAGACGGTCGGGACCGCCACATACCCTTCGGGGAGGGCGATTGCTTCTGCTGCGTCTTCCGTCTCCGACGTCTCGTCCGGGGTGTCTGGGGCTGGCGCCTCCTCTGCGTCCGCTTCCGGCGCAGGTGGGGCTACCGTCTCGTCCGGGACCACGGTCTCTTCGACCGGCGGCAGGATGGACGATACGGCATCGTTGATAGCGTCCTTGATGTCAAGAACTGGAGCGGTCATAAACAATCCTATTGCTGTCGGGATAAGATGTCCGCTTGCCGTGCAGCCATCTCCTCATCGGGGACACCGGCCAATGCTTGCTGCATCAGCGGCGCAACCCCAATCGGGGGATTACTAGCGGCGAGGGGCAACTGGCCCGGTGGCATATTGGGTACGCTGGCGGCGGGAGGTCCGCCTTGGGGTCCGGGTCCAGCTCCCGGCATTTCACCCGGAGGGGCCGGTGGGCCACCTCCCTGCTTCTGCATCGCTTGGTTGGCCAAGGCCGTCCAGCGTTCCTGCGCTGCCGCAACAATCTCTGGCGGCAGGTCGTCTTGCAGCAGGATCTCGCGCTCCAGCACATCTTGATGGATCGACTCGTTATCCTGCCAGCGCATCTCCGGCACGGGCGTGCCCTGCCGTATCGCATCTGAGATACGCTTGGCCCGCGCTTCCTGATCTTCGTCAGGGCTGGCAATGTCTTTTGCCACGGCAAACATCTGCCGGCGACGGTACTCCTTGAGGTCGATCACGCCGGTCTGGAGCCAGTTGTCCAGCAGGTACATCCGAAACGCCATCGGCATGGGCATCATGGACGCCTGCTCCACCTTCACGTCCGACTGCCCATCGAAGTCGCTGCCAGAGATCGACCGCGCCAGATCGGGGCGTCCCTTGCCGACCGCGCCCAGCGCCCGGGGTACATCATAGCCCCACGCCATGCCGGCCAGCGTCACCTTGGCCCAGTCGGTAAAGGCCATCGCCATCGCGGCGACGACCGGCGAGAAGACGCGCTCCAACTGCTCACGAGTCGCAATGATGGCCCGGCCCGACTCGCCCGTGGCCTGCCCTCGGCTGACTTGGTTCCAGCCCGACGCATTCTCAAATGCGGTGCGTTCGAGCGCCAAGGCTTCCTTCACGTCCTGTCCCACGGAGAACCCGTTGACCGGCTGAATGGAATCGCCCATGCTGCCCGCGCCACGCACTTCGATCATGGAGGTCACGCCGCCCATGAACGTCTCGGTCGCAATCGCGTTCGGGCGCGTCAGGAACCGCCCACCGGCGTTGACGCGGATGTTCTCGACCCACTTGGACAGCAGCGCATTGACGCGCATCTGATGGTCGATCCACTGCTCCATGATGGGGCGCGGATAGTACGACGGGTCGGAGCTGCCATCGCGGACAGGCACGACGGGAATGGTATTCCAGAGCAGCGGCTTGGGGCCAAAGACCACCTCATCGCCCACCACCACCATCTGCAACCCTTCCGGCAGCACATCGGGGTGCGGCTGAAGGTAGACCGTAAACCGCTCGGTCACATCCTCATTGCGGAGGCGCTGGCCTTCTCCGACCGTGGTCTGCGTTAGCACCCATGTCCCCAGTCCTTCCGCGCCGGAGTACGACGGGTTGCTGTTGATCGCCATCTTCGAGCTGGCCGCATCAAGGCCGGCAATGCCGTAGCGATACGCGGCTTCCTCGCGGGAGATGACTTCGCGGATGATGACCCAGTGCGGGTTCTGCGTAACGGTCGCGTTCGGGCTGACCCGCACCTGATCGACGCGCAACGTTTGACAGCCAATGTCGCCCAGCGGCTTGCGCTGTCCCGGCTGCTCGCCCAGTCGCTCATCCCACGGGCCACGATCCGGGTCCCAGAACATGTGCCAGAACGAAAGGCCATCGGTCTGCGCCCAGAACGCCGCTTCCCGCGAGATCCGCAGCATGTTCTGCTGCTCGTACTGGTACTCCAGCGCCATCTGCTGCGCTTGCGCTTTCCGCTTGTCTTCCGGGTCGTTGGTCGTCGGCGTGACGGCAAACCCCGGCTTCTGGTCCATCATGATCTGGAGCCGCTGATCCAGCGCCTTATCCACCATGTTGTACACCACGCGGGCCGCATCCCGTGGACGACTCGGCTCACGCCACGGGCCTAAGCCCTGCGCGGAGATCCACTGCTGGCCGGCACGGAACAGCCGGTTGCGCTCAATCAAGTGCAAGTGCATCTGCACGGCTTCGCGCCGGGAGTCCCATAGGCCGCGACACCATGAGGCCCACGCCATGGGATCTTCCGCGATCCCTTCGTCAGCCAACGGAATGTCGGACCCGTAGAGCGCCTTGAGCAGCGCCTTGGCGTTCTCGTCCGGCGCCCCAAAATCTTCCCGTGGCGGGTTCGGGGCCATCTGTTCGTTGGGCGACAGCGGATTATTCGAGAACCCCGCCATAATGCGGTCCATCTCGTCGCCAAGGACGGCGCCTTCAAACGCAGCAGGCTCTAGCGGTGGCATCGTCATGGCTTATACCCGGATTCCAAGGCCCATCGCGCTTCGTACGCGATTCCAGTCTTTATACGTTTCGTACTTCTCTCGCATCACGCGCACCAACTCTTCCTGCGCCCAGCTCTCGTTCTCCTGCATCGACAGCGCCAGCAGATCCTCTGGGATGTCAAATGCTTCGTCCAAATCCGGCGCATCCTTGAACTCCGGCGCAAATGCCAGCACCGTCTGGCAGACCTGCGGCACACACCACAGGACCACCAGCGCCCACACCAGATGCGCCAAGAACGTCAGCGTTTCCGGCATTAGGTGTACAGCGTAAAGCCACGCAGCGTGACGGTCGAGCGCGTTACCCCGCCCACCGCAGGACAGGTAATCTCTGCCGCCGCGTTCTCGTTGCACCGAATCGGGGCGCTGAAGTTGACCGCAATCGGCGCAAACGCCGCTGCCGGCAGTTCCACCCGCTCCACCGTGGTCGCGCCGTTGGTGATCGTCACACTGACGGCGGCGGACGGAGCCGCGCCAGACGACACGCTATAGCCGGTGATGAAGTGCGTCTGCCCCGCCACTGCGGCCTTGGTGGCCGTCGCCGCCACATTGGTGTTCTGGGTCGCGACTTCGGTCCACTGGGTAAAGAACCGACTGGATGTATCCGCCATAGCAACCTCAATCTGTTTGGTTCCGGCGGAGCCGGAGGGTGATGTCATCAGGAACAGCGGGTGGGATATACGCCCCACTAGTCGTCCCTGCGGAAGTTAACGTCCCAGCCACCGCTTTGGGCACCTTCTGCGCGGCAGTGACTGCGCCAGCCCCGGTCAACGTGCCGGTCAACGCTTTGGCCACCCGCACCGCCGTTGCCAGTGTCGCGGTCGCCGTGAGTGTGCCGGCCAACGCCTTGACGTTCCGCGACACGGACGCAATAGCACTGGTCATGGTTAGCGTCCCGGCCAACGCTTTGGTGTTACGCAAGACTCCCGCAACAACGCCGGCCATCGTCAATGTGCCTGCTACCGCCTGCGACTTACGTGATACACCAGCAATGGTGGCGCTCATCGTCAGCGTCCCGCCTACCGTACAGAGCGTGGGGCCAGACGTTGGCGCACGGAAGAGGAGTAGCAAACTCATGGCTTACTCGACCGTAAACACCAGCACAATGTTGACGTTACCAACGGCACTGTTTGTGGTTTGATCCAGCTTCAGCCCTTCGTTCTCTCGAATCTTGAGCCCCTTCATCGCCGCAAGTTCTTGGGTCTGCGGAATGTGATTCAGGGTGCTTGCCATCGCAGAATACGGGAACGTCTCCTCTGATGCGCCGTTGATAAACAGCGTCACCGTCGTTCCGGTTGCTCCAGCCGTTGGCTTGAGTCGAGACGTTACCGTGGCAGGCAGCGCGGTAGAATCCAAATCAAAGGGACGCGGCGTGAGC